GCTCGGGTGAATCAGATAGCCGTCGTCCATATATCTGGCGTAGCCCTTAATGCCGAGCTTTTCCTTGATGAAGTGGTCGAGCTTATTCGGCAGCATAAGAGCGGCAGTCTGCGAGATTTGACTTCCGAGCCCGTAACCGATGGGCCCGAAATTATCGAGGCACTCGTTCGCGAGAGCCCTGATTCTCACATCATGCACACGCTTTGCCAGCTCACGGCTGACCGGCCAATGCTGCGCGTTGGCGAAGTAGTTGGAGAAGTCGAAGAGAAGAACATAGCCCTCCCGGCCGTACTTCCTGTAATGCCTTTGCAGGTGGCAGGAGAGACGGTTAAGCGCGAAGTCGATTCCTTTGTTCTCGGTACTTGCGCCGTTGTCATAGATGAACGATGGTTTTAAGGTCGGGTTGATGACCTTATCGCAGAGCGTCCTCTGCACGACGCGCTCGCTGATGTGAATGCTCCTGATGTGCCGCATTTTCCCTCGGTCGTAGAGGTCGAACTCGATAAAGCCTCGGCTCTTATACGTCCCGTCAAGAAGCGCGCGCCGAGTTGCGGCCGTATTCGTTACGAGATTGAAGCGGTAAGTCTGCGTGGAGCTTTTCCAGCTAACGCCGCGGCAGCAGATATGCCCGGATTGATATAGGTTTTCATAAGAAAAGACGTCCTCAAAATCTCCGCAGGATTTGCTGAGAGCGAGGCGTCTTTCTTGCCGTTTCTTGACTCGCCTCTGATAGCGAGCCTCGTGTCTTTCTTCGCTTGTCATTAAAAATTGTCCCCTTTGTACAGTGTTGCACGCGTAAAAGTAACTGCATAGTAGTACCGCCCATGAAACACGGTCCGCGTAAACCGTGCCATGCAAGCAGCGTCCGAGCGACTACATCAAAGGAGTGTTTTAGCCAAAAGGCAGGGTACGAGTCATCCTTCCATAAAGGTACTGATTTCGGCAGTTTCCCGCTTACTACGTCGGACCTGATTCCTTATGGAATCCGAAGCAAACGCCGTTGGTGTTGTTGGCGTTGTTATTGTTCGCGTTGCCGTTGCTGTTCACATTGCAGAAGTTGTTGGAGTTGCTCCCATTAGGAGAACGCTCCCACCACCAGTTCGCAGGACAAGACAACAGTATCATGACAGGACCCATATATCGGTTAGGGCAGATTCTTAAATCGTTCCTTATCCGATTTCTTTACGCCGGAAATTAGCTTAGCTTCCTCACTGATGAGGGAAGCCCACTCCTCGAGAGAATTATCGAGCCAGCGCAGCTTTTCAGGATTTTGCTTGAGAAGGTCCGCCATAATTCCGAGCTGACCGATAAGCGCCTGAAGCGTGGCGTTTGCCTCGATAAGATGGTCCCGCCGGAGCTGCGCCTCGTGCTGATTTCCGGGAAAAACGCTGTTCGCCATTTTGACCTCATTGTAGACAGTATCGGCGAGAGCGCTTAGCTCCTGAGCGCCGTAAAAGGTGTACCTCTTTGGCATTTTCAGGCAGCATTTTCTTGTATGCACGGCGAGCTTGCGCGCAGTCTCTACGAACTGGACTGAGCTGTCTCCTCGCAGTGCTTTATAAACTGACATAGTTAGCTTTTACCTCCTACCGGGGCCACAAGGGCCCCGGATTGACTAAAGATAGTAGATTAAACACAGAAGCCGAAGCAAACGCCGTCGGCGCTGCTGGCGTTGTTACTGCTCGCGCCGCCGCTGCTGTTCACATAACAGAAGCCGCTGGAGTCGCTCCCATAAGGAGAACGCTCCCACCACCAGTCCGCAGACCCGGAGCCGTTGGCGAGGTATTTGATTCTGTTCGCTGCAGTTGCGAAGTAGCTGTACTGCGAGCCCTCACCGGCTTTCGAGTAGGTGGTCGAGCCGAAAATCTCAATCTCGGAGAAGAGGAAGAGCTTCATCGAGTTTGTGTTGATAGTCGAGCTCTGACTGCCTGCGGAGGTCTTCTTGTTGACGCTCTTAAGTACCGCTTGCAGGTCGGACGGCAGGGTCGGCAAAAGCGTGTTTTGCAGCCACGAGTACATTTCAGAGCCGGTAAAGCCACCGCTATTTGTATTCGAGGCATTCATTCGACGCGTAGTTGCCATAAGGTTTTTCATGCCAAAGGTAATGCCGGCCTTGCCGCCGCTTGCGAGGTCGTCATGATTGAAGCCCATAATTACGAGCGTCAGGGTCTCGCTTCCGACCGTGATGTCCTTCGTATCGCCGACAGACCAAAGCTGAGAAGCCTTGCCTGCGGCAGAGGCCTTAGCAATCTGCGCCCACGTGTTCTTAGAGAGTACGCTGTTGAAGAACAGGCACTCGACGGAGTAGGTTTGCCCGGAGGTCGTGATTGCCACGCTCACGGGGTCGGTTGTCTCCCCGCTCTTCGTAGCGGTAACGGTATAGGTACCGGACGCGGTAATCGTCAGGGAGAGCACACCGCTTGAAGGCACCGTGCCGGAGAAGGTCTTCGTACCGTTCGTGGCGGTAACGACAGCGCCGGAGTCCGAAGTTACTTTTAGCGTCGCCGAGAAGTAGGAGAGCGAGATTTTGTACTGCTTCACATCGTCAACGACAACGCTCTCAGTCGCGGTCTGCCCGTCCTTTGTAGCCGTTACGACCCATGTACCATATCCCGTCAGGTTGAAGGTCACGGTGCCGGTACTCGTAGCGGTCAAGGTCTTAGAGCCGCATTTGCAGGTAACGGAACTGCCGCTCGGAATTGTGGCAATAATCTGAGGCGGCACGCCGACCGTACCGAGCTGAGAGTCGGGAATCTTGCCGTCGCTTCCCAGAGTAGCTACACCGCCTGCCGTGCCTTTCTGAGAGGTAGGAATATAGCCGAGGGCGGGAATCTGCGCGACCGGGACCTTCTTATTCGCGTCAAGGGACGCAACGCCATTCGCTGCGGCCTTCTGTGAAGCCGGGATATAGGACAGGTTCGGAAGCTGACTCTCCTTCAGCTTGCCGGACTCATCGAGGTCCGCCTTGTCCTTGAGTGCGGCGTCGATTTTATCCGCGTTCTCATTGAGGTCTGCAATGTCCGCGAAGTCTTCCGGCGCCGGCTTTTTCAGGTTGTAGTTGTCTGTGTAGGTAGCCATTAAGTAAGTACCTCCTCCTTCAAATCTTTCCACGTGAGCGGCTTGACCTCGCTCCATTTATAGGGCTTGACCTTAGCCCACGTGTTATAAAGAAGCTCTACCGTAAAGACCATGTTGTACGGCAGAATGCGCTCAAGCGTCTCGGAGATAATCGTCTCCTGCTTCTTGACGCCGAGCGCGACTTTCACATTGACGGTAAAGGTCGCCGTCGTGATAGTCAAAACATAACCTCCCGCCCCGCAGAGAGACTCAAGCAGAGCGGCGAGGCTTTTCCTTGTGTAGGGAATATTTTCGTTGTACCGACTGAGCAGCCGGAGCTTGCGGTCGTCAAGAGTATCGGTCGCGAAGGGCGTGATACCCAGCATTTTCTCCCGGCGGGCCACGCCGTTCTCGGTAGCCTCAGAGATAAACTGGTCGTTCATGCAATCCTCGCAGGCGTCCCAGATAGCTTGTACCTCCGGGGTCTCCGCTTCCATGATTGCCCGCATTTCCTGCACGTCTTTCAGCACGTCTGGAAGATACTCTTTGAGGTCGATGGTTCTGATGTTGTTGAAATTACGCATTTGTGAACGACCCCCTCACCGCAACCGCGTCCTTATCGAGCGTGAGATTTCCCGTCTGGCCGTTCAGAGTCGTGCCGGAAATATCGACGATACCGGCGAGCGCGAGGAGTCTCGACTCGATTTGCGATACACGGACAATCAGCCCTGCCTCTTTACTCCACGTCGAATTGAGCTCGAGATAGTAGGCGTCAAGAGCGCTCTGAATGTACGGGAGGCACTCGGTCAAGTTCCAGCCGGAGGCGAAAGTCAGGGTCGTAGAGATATTGACCGTAGTACCTGCTGCGCCGACGACCGTAACCTCATGGTCAATAGGGGCAAGACCGATACCGTCGCCGCTGTTCTGTGTCGGGTCGATGGTCGTCTGCACGGTATTGATAAGGGTATCTGAAGGCGGTTGGTAGTCGCTTCCCGTAATAACGAGCTTGACCGTTCCGGGACCTTTCCACGCACGGTAGGGCTTGCACCCGCCGACGCCCGGCAGTGCCTCGGTGACTTCGATATACTGCCCACGGTTGAAGCCGTAGGACTGATTCTCAAAGCTGTTGAGGTAGCGCAGTCTCAGGGTCTCGGTCGCTTCTTCGTCTTCACCGTTAATAACGATACTCGTCAGCTCCGCGGTCGCGAGTCCCTCGATATACTCGATGGGAATAAGCTGACCGGTGTAGCTGTTCGGGTCCGCACCGGCGGTCTCACAAGTAAGGTAATACTTGAGAGACTCGATTTTCTCGGTCACGGCCCAGTTGTATTTATCGCAGGAGAAGCGCGTGCCGACAGGAATATCCATACTGAACTCGCCGATACCCACGGCGCAGGTCGCCGGCAGAGGCGTGATACCGCGCTCAGCGCAGCGCATGATAAGGTAGTCTCTGCTTGCGGTGTCTGCGAAGGTCTCATTGAGTACAGTATCGAGAGCCACATAAATCATGGCGCTCTCAAGGGAGTTCGGCGCAAGCGCATCGAAAATAATCGAGCCCTCGCGCTTATCAAGGCTCGACGCTATGCGGGCGAGTTTTTCTTGAAGAATCGCCTCATAGGTTTTATCCTCATACATCGGTTTCCACCTCCAAATCGCCGAAAATGCTATGCACGGTAAAGGTGACGTGCACGGTCTTTTTTCCGGTCTCAAACTCGAAGCCGTCTACTGCGGTGATTCGGTCGTCCTGCAGTAGGGCCTCTGTAATGCAACGCTTAATCTCTGGAAGCGCATACTCTTTCGGCTGGCCGATAAGCTCGACGAGCTCAACGCCGTAGTTCCATGAGTAAATGAGATAGGCGTACCGCTCCGTGCTGAGAATCAGGTAAATAGCCTGCCTCAGCGACTCGAGCTCGTCTACCATGCCGCGAATGCGCCCATGCTCAATATCCAGAGCGTAAGTAAGACTCGGCTGAGTCTCGACCTCAAGCGTCAAAAGGTCGTCTTCTACTTTAGGTATCATTTTGGCGCCTCCACTCTGTCTAAGATAATAAACTTCTGGCCGCCGTCGGCCCGCAGGAGAAGCACTTGCTCACCGGTCTTTAGGGCAAGGTGTACCTTGTAGGCCTTTTTGCCCTTGTAGGCGTGCTTATGACTTGCGAACTCTGCGTAGCCGCTGCCGCCGGAAGTTTCTTCTGTCTGGTGGTCCACCGTCATATAAACGGTGAAGTCTCGCACCGCATTCGTCAAGATGAGCTGACTTGCAGTAAGTTCGAGCTTCTGGTCAACCTGCACCTTGAGCGGGGAGACACTCGTCACCTTACCGAGGATAAAGCCGAAGGGTTTGCCGGCGGCTACAGCCTCGACCGCGGCGCGCTTTACGTTTTCTAAAAAACCGTTCATATCAAGTGACAAATGTACCACCTCGCAATTTCAGGTCCATCAGGTGTTGCTCTTGCTTGAACTTGTGCGTCACCGATTCGACCAGTAGGTAGCTCTGGACGTTGATGTCTCCGAGCCCCAGCTTAACAATAACGGACGAGCCCGCCCGGACTCTCGTATCGCCGAGCGCGTCGGAGATAGAGAGCGAGCGGGTTTTTGTGTTGTAGAGCTTTAGGAGAGCCTCTGCCTTTGCCGCGCCGCTTGCGGAGAGCTCGACGGTATCGGTGTATTGCAGAAGGCCCCACTTGTTGATGTTCGAGCTGTCTTTCGCAATGAAGATTTCGCGCTTGCCCGAATCCTTGTTCTCAAATGTAATCTTGATTTGGTTGTAGGTCTGCTTGTCGATGGTACTCGAATAGGAGTACTCGCCGATAGTGTCGGCGTCGATAAGCAGATTCAGCTTCATGCTCTCAATGTCCTGCAGCGTCAGCTTGCCGACTTTATCGTAAAGCACATAGAGCTTAGTTTTCGCCCGCAGTGTTTCATCAAGCGCATTCTGGGCGATGTCAAAGAGCGTGGCGTTGTCCTCCGTCCTCGAGGCGATAACGTACCCCGTGTCCTCAAGCGCTCCCACGCTGAGGCCGAAGTCCTCGGCTATCATCTTGATAACGTCGCTCGCTTTCTTGTTCGAGTAGACATAGGTGTCCTTATTCTTGAAGTAGCGGAGCTGGTCGTAGGCGGTAACCTCGATAACGTTCGGCGTGCGGCCTGAGCGGCTCTTTGTAAAGACAAAGCCGTAAAACATGTCCGTCCCATCGACGGACAGCTTTACGGCGTCTCCTTCCTGAAAAGACAAGACGGAATCCTTTACCACGGAAAACTTGAGCTTTCCGGGAGAGCCTTTGCGGTCCCACGAAAGGCTGATACCTTCCTCAACGATGGGGTAGAGAATCGTGCTGCCGCTCTGAATGATTAAATCTACTTTACTCATGGAATCGTCAACACCTGCCCCGGGTAAATAAGGTTAGGATTCTTTATCTTGCCCTTATTCGCGTTATAGATTTTTGTGTACTGCGCTCCGTTGCCGTAATACTTCTTAGCGATGTTCCAGAGGCAATCTCCCTTCTTTACGGTATAGGATTTCGTCTTAGGCTTGCTCGAAGTCTCGCGCTTCTTCTCCTCCTTGATGGTGGGCTTGTTCGCGGCCGCGGCCGGTTTCGTTACCGTGACGGTCTTCGTCGCGTAGTCGATATACTGCTTGAGCGTAACCGAAACGGTCACGTCAGGGCCTTTTGTGGCGTCCTCTGTGATGTTATAGCTCTCAAGGCTTACTTTCATATTCGTATCGAACAAAAGTCTCCCAGAGGGCGACACACGACTCACGATGAAGCGGAACGGAGTCTTACTTGTCATGTAGTTCTCGAAAATACCGAGGTAGTAGTCAGGTCTGCGGAAGGTACCCGCAAAAGAGTACTGCCCCAGCATAGGGAGAACAGCGTCAAAGCTGATTTCGGTCAAGCCGGGAGAGCGCAGGAAGTTTATATCGCCCTCATTGACAAGGGTAAGCGTCTTGTTGTTCCCCTTGATTTTGGTCGTCAGCTTCTGCGGCGTAACTGGCAAAAGCAGACGCCCGAAGTAAAAGCTATACATTATTCATGCACCCCCTCAGCAGCGACCTCGAGTGCTTCCGCGAAGCCCTCGGTCAGAGTATTCAGCACGCCGTCAAGGTCCATATCGGAATCAATGCGGTTAGTCATGCCGGTCATATCGATTTTGACCTCGGCGGTCGTGAAGCGGTTGATTGCTTCCTGCTCCGCAAGGTCTCTCATATATTTCAGGTCCTCGGTCGTTTCCTTTAGAGAAGCGGCCGCGCTTCCTGCACTGTCGTTAATGCCGGCGGTGTCCGCACCGATACCGTCAAGAGCGGTCTGTTCTGCGGAGCTGTCAGCCGCGGCGTCGGCCTTTGCCTGTGCATAAGCGGCCTGCAAAGCGTCGACAGAAGAATTGAGCTCAGCTTTCAAAGAGTCGATATGCGCGTCTCTTCCGGCTTTAGCGCTCGCGAGCTCACTCTCATACGCGGCAAGGTCTGCCGCGCGAGCGGACTTCGCTGCCTCGTTTTCCGCCGCGGCGGTTGTCGCGAAGGTTACATGCTCGATGGCGTCGATACTCACGCCGGGGATTTTATTCAGCACCCCGATGAACTTGTTGATAATATCGATAGCGCCGTTAATCATGTTCTGGAGAATCGTCAGTACAGAGACTTTCATATCCCCCATGAAGTTCGCGATTGCTACACCGGCTTTCTGCCAGCAGAGCTTGAGCTTGTCTACGAGGTCAATGACCCAGTAGACGCCGGTAAAGAATGCGAGCTTGACCGCATTCCAGCCGACGATAAGCGCGAGCTTGCAAATCTCCCACGCATTTTTAACGCCGCCGATAGACTGAATCCACCGATACATCGCCGCAACAAGTACGCCGATGATAAGGGCAATCCAGAGAATCGGATTCGAGAGGAGCGAAACAATAAGGGCCTGATTTGCCGCGACAGCCAGCCACTGAGCAGCGGCATGGACGACCCACGCAACGGCGAGAATGCCGACCGTAGTAGCCAGCCCCACGAGTACCGCGCTGACCATATCTGCGTTCTCCGTGAGGAAGGCGACGATATTATTCAGCCACGAGACGATGGTCGTAAGGACCGGCAGAAGCTGCTCAGCCATAATGCCGGTAAACTCGAGCCAGCTCTCGGAGAGAAGCCGGGTCTGGTTGGCGTAGCTATCCTGCGTGCGGGCAAAGTCGCCTTGCGCGTCGGCGGTCGTGCTCATAAGGTAATTGTACCGGAGCATGACCTGCTCAGCCTGAGACATTTCGTTGTAGGCCGTTGTGATACCCTGCGAGAGGGCATAAGCCTCGAGGTTGGCGACCGACATGTTAATGCCGAGCTGCTTCAAGGGCTCTGTCTCGCCGGAGATACCGGAACGGATTTTCTCGAAGGCGGTCTCAAGGTCAAGGTTATAGAACGACGCCATATCGCCGGCAAGGCCGACCATATCTTTCGACATATCTACAATGGCGTCGCCCGCAAGGCCGGAAGACTTGAGCATGGCGCCGATAGTGCCGGCGTACCGCTTTGCGCTTACCTCGTTCATGCCGTAAGCGGCAAGACACTCTTTCGACCACGAGTTGATAGCCTCCGTAGCGCTTCCGAAAGTAACGTCGACGACGTTCTGGACTTCGGCAAGGTCGGAGGCATAGTCAATTCCGGTCTTGATAGTATCAAGCGCTTTGCGGGCAATCATCACAAGCCCGATGGCTTTCGCGAGTCGGCTGAAGGCGTCGGTCGATTTATTCGTATGGTCTTCCAACTGGTCCAGCGCGGCGCTTGCTCTGGCAAGCTCCTCACGGGCCTCTTGAATGGAGGCGGTGTCGATAGCCCGTCCGGACGCGTCCTGCATAGCCTCGAAGCTATTAAGTACAATGTTCATCGCCTTATTGATACTCTTGAGCGGGCCGGTCATGCCGTCCGTAAGTACGAGCTGCGACTTGATAAGGGCCATAGGCCTCCTCCTTTCCGGGAATAGGCGCCGAGGCTTGACCCGGCTTTACCTCAGTGCTTTTTCCCGTGTTTTGCTTTGGCCGCTTCTTTCTTCTCCTGCTCGACCTTTATATCGATAGCGGCGATAATGAACGCCTGCGTATATGGGTCCATGTCAAGGAATACATTCGGCGGCCACTTGAACTTGTGGAGACAGTAATAGACGTAGTTCGCCTCCGGGTCGTCTCCGAGTATTAGTTTTTTGCTTCTTCCACCATTTCGTCGCCAGACTGGAAGCCGTTGACCTGCAGGACCTTAGTGGAGTAGTCCTCGAACTCGGCGGGAGTCAGCATAGTGGTGATAAGCTGCTCCGCGCCCATAACGCCATAGCTCTGCTGGAGCTCAGCGTCATTCAGATTCGGGAACACCGTGCAGCGGACAGCCACCTTCGCGAGGTAGGCGTTCGCGTCGAAGTCCTGCGTAAACTGGCCCTTGCGGCCGGGTACCGGGACGGTACGCATGCAGGCCTTTCTCAAGCCTGCGTTCTCCGCTGCGGTAATGCAGCAGATTTCCCACGGCATAGCCTCGCCGGTATCGGGGTCGACAAAACGGTCGGAAGCGATAAAGGTAACATTGTCGATTTTCTTCGCGTTCTGAGCAAGGAACGCGGTCAGATTCTTAGCCATAGTAAAATACCTCCTGTTTTATGTTGGTTTACTGCATGCCGTTCAGCAAGCTAAAGGTCTCGGGCATTTCCCAGTCGTCGAAGGTGCCCTCGAGTTCCTCGTCGAGAGTCTCGGCGTCGGCGTCAAACTTCGCCAGAATGCCGCCCTTAGTGAGGCAGTTCTTCAAGATGATAGTCTGACGACCGACAGAAGCGGTCGGGTCTTCGTTCGCGACCTGAATATCGAACGTAGGCATAAAGCCGGTACGCTTATACTCGAGGAGCATTTCGCGGAAAACGGACTGGTTATAGTGGGCGGTGCCGCTCCACGTGCCGGACCAGCCGGTCGGCTTGTTGCCCTTGCCGGACTTGCCGAGGATAGGCACCTCAGCTACAGAGATGTCCATTTTGGACTCGAAGGAATAGAGCTGCATGAAGCAGTATCTATTTCCGTCGGCCATCGTGACATACGCGGAAGCCTGAGAGCCCGCAATCGCGTCAAGCGCGTTCATAATAGGCTGAGCCATAATTCAAACCTCCTTACATGATAATGACGCTCAGACGATTATTTTTGCACGTGCTCTGTATTTAGTTGCTTTTCTCTGCTTTGACGCGCGTATATTGCCTCTATTTCTCAAGGCAAACACAAAAAGAAAACGAGTATCAGCGCTGAAAAAGCGTCGATACTCATTTTCTTTTTAGTCTTCGTCTCTTGACTGTTCGCCCATTGCCGAGTAAATGGCCTCTTTACAAAAACCGTTAAGGCTTTGACCTCGTTCTTCTGCATAGGCTTTAATTCGGTCGCGCTCGCCTTTCTTTACTCGAACGCCGAGCATGTCATAGGCGGCGGCCTCGTATTTCTTCTTAGCCTTTTTCTGAGCTTCGCTCACCGGCATTATTCTCACCTCCTCTAAACATATTTATTATACCATATTCAACGTCTAACGTAAACGGTATATTTGCATAAAGAAATTCACAGAATCTCGGCAGTTTTGTCGGCTCGCGAAATCTAACGTATACGTTATAATATTTATAGTGAGTGAATCACAAGACAATTTACGGAGGTACATGAAAATGAAAAGAGTCGATTTAACAAAGGTCGTAGAACAGTACAAAGAGCTTGCGAATCAAATTGCGCTTCTCGAAACGCAGAAAGACGCAATCGCCGACCATATCAAGCAAGCCATGGGCGAGACCGAAGAACTTTGCGTCGGCGCGCACGTCGTAAGATACAAGACCGTCAAAGCCAACCGCTTCGACACAACCGCATTTAAGAAAGAGCATGCCGACATGTATGCAGACTTCTTGAAAGAGTCTACGAGCCGCCGCTTTACGATTGCGTAAGAAAGAGAGGGCGAGAATATGTTAAAGCTGAAATTGACACAGACCTATTATAGAGAGGTCGAAACGATTGAAGAGGCAAGCCGAGAGGTACGGTTGTATGTAGACCTCTTTGACCTCTCGGCAAGCGACTATGAAGACTGTGAGCTCTTTGACGAGCAAGGCCATAAGCTGGGCCGCTTCTCGTATAACGGTCGTTTCTGGCCTGAGAGCGAGGTGAGAGCATGAATACGCGAGTCTTCTTTGAGAAAATCCACAACGATGTCTCCGGGGTCGCTCGGTTGCTGGACCTGAGCGTGAGAGACGTCTTAGAGCTTGTCTACGATGAAGACGGCTTTAATCGTAAGGACTTGAAACGCATTAAAGACGCCTATCACCTGACAGACTCTGATATTTGCGAAATTCTCTTTTTGGTGTAAGCACATAAACAAGCCCAGAACGTCCCGTATCGCACCCGGACGTTCTGGGCTTATTTCTTATACTCCATTGAGATAAAAACTCGATACGGGTCGCCGTGTGGCTCCGTAGGCTATCTTTAGATAATTAAAGACCGCCGTTGAAGACTACGGCGGTCTTTAACTTACTTGCAACAGAGTGGACTGCATAAGAGAGTTCGGTTTATATCGGTGGGACGAAAAAGCCGCCGAAGACAAGCCACTAAAAACAGATGACCACGCAATGGACGATACGAGATACTTCATCCGTACTATGTTTAGCTGGCAAGTTCAGCTTTTAAGGACAGCGCTTCACCTCGCTTTCTTTGTAAAAATTTTTGTGTCGACACAATAGCATTATACTGTTCGTCTGCTTGAACGTGAGCTTATGCGCCTACTTTTGTCCTTTAGGACAGTACAATTTTACTAAAGGAGGTGCGCTGATGAACGCAGATACAATTCGAGTAAAAGAAGCAGCCGCTCGGCTCGGCTGCTCAGAACGTAAAGCCTATGAGATTTTACATAAGTTAAACGCCGAGCTGAAAGAGAAAGGCTATATCACTATCGCCGGTCGAGTTCCAAGGTCTTATTTTGAGAAAAGGTGCAGACTTGACAGAAAAGAGGTTGAGTCATGCTAAGCGATAAGCAAATGACTCTGGCAAAATCTGCGCCAAAAGACTTCTTGAATCAGTACAAGCCGATATGCTTGCTGGCGCAAGTTAGCTTAGAGCGCGCCGAGTGGTGGTCTGGTCGAAATGAAGAATTTTGCGCCGAGTTAGTCCGCGAGGCTCGCGAGCGTATGACTTTAGCTTCTGATATTGCCGAATTGATTGAAGCGGCGGATATTTCAGACCAGTACAAGAGCCTTTTGAGATTGCGCTTTATCAAAGGGCTTACTGTTCTCTCGGTTATGACCGAGTTAGGCTTTACAAGTAAAAGATGGACCGACACGTTACAAAGCCGTGCGTTAAAGGCTTTTGCACAAGCGGTCGAGAAAGAGGTGGACTATGCTAAATGATAAACAGATAGAACTCGCGCGGACTGAGCCGAAAGCATTTTTAGAACAGTTTAGGCTCTTACGCACGAGATATGAAAATGAACTTGACCGCGTTAACTTTTGGCAAAATTGCGAGGTCGGAAAGGAGTATTGCGAGGCTTGTATCGCTCGAGCGCGTAGGCTTGTTAGCTTGGAAGCTGATATTGTAAATTTGCTTGATACCGTAGAAATCAAAGAGGACTATCGGCTTTTTCTGCATTTGCGTTTTATTGCAGGCCTGAGTATGTCTGAAGTATCGGCGAGAATGCTCATTACGCGCCGGTGGGCCCAGCGACTGCAGAATAGAGCTTTACTGGCCTTCGCGCAATCGGTATGACTAACGAAGAATTAGCCTTAAAAATTCAAGCCGGCGAAGTTGAGCTAATGAGCGAGCTATGGCTTCAGGTCGATAAGTTCGTAAGACTGCGAGCCTATAATTTTGCCTCGGGCCAGGCGTGGTCTGAGAGGTGTCGTGCGGTCGGTATCACGCAAGACGACCTCTATTGCGCAGGCTATTTTGCGCTTGAGCCAGCCGTTAAAAGCTATGACCCTGAAAAAGGCGCTTTTATAACTATTTTCGGTTATTATCTTAAACGCGTTTTTAGTAACGAAATAGGTGTGCACAAAAGCGGCGGAAAGTGGTACGAAAAACCGGACGCAATTAACTCGGCGGTAAGTCTTCAAGAAACTGCGAGCACAGGCAAAGACGGCGATGAGCTATCTCTTGAAGCAATGATTGAAGACGAGCAAGCGCAAAAGCCGTTCGACGCTATTGAAGACGCACTCTATAATCAGGCTCTTCACAACGACTTAGAAGTAGCTCTCGACGGACTTAGACCGAGAGACGCACAAGTGATTAGAGACCACTATTACAATCTGCTAAGCCCAGACGAGCAAGCCCAGAAGCTCGGCGTTTCTCGGTCTACGGTTAACAGCATTCGGACTCGTGCGCTCTTGCTGCTTCGGAAGCACGCGCGCCTTCAAGACTATCGCTCGCGTTTTCTTAACTCGACGGCTCTCACTGGCTTTAAGGCGTGGAAAGAGACAGGTATGAGCCAGCAAGAGAGATTTATTATCAAGCTCGAAGAGTACGAAGAAAAACTCGGTCTAAAGTGAGTTAGCCTTGCCTAACCAGAAAGGATATACCTATGCAAGAGATTTTACAATTCGCAAAAACTAAAGTGCCGGATGACTGGGCCAGCCGAAGTCTTGAGGAGCGTCTCGCGTACTGGCAAAGTCCAATCGACGACCCGTCTGAAACACGTAGAACGATATGCGCCGTTGAGGTCTGGTGTGAGTGCCTCGGTCGCAATCGAAAAGACTTCACGCAGAGCGAGGCCCGAAAGATAAACTCGGTGTTAAAGCGTTTGCCCGGATATCATTTCTCGAATTCCGCGGACTGCGGCTCGTATGGTCGACAAAGAGCTTTTGTTAGCGAGGCTTTACCGAAACGCTGGACCCGAATTGCCAGTATGAGCAAATAGGCTTTAGCCCCTCTCGTTTCGGCGAGAGGGGCTTTTCAAGCCCGCGCCGGCATGCTTTTAGGTAGTCGGTAGTCCGTCGGAGCGAATTTTCCTTATATATACATGTAATGCGAGGGGGCGACGGGATTGCGTCGAGTGTCCCTTTACTTTTTCAAAAAATGTTTTTAAGATTTTTCGACTACCAGTACTACCAAGTAGCCAAAAGCATTGATATATAAGGCTTTTTCGAGGTAGCAGAATAGGTAGTTTGCTGGTAGTTCGAGCAAGGCCAAGCACTTAAAAGTGCTACTCGAGGAACTTGAATTTTGAAAAAGACGCCTTCCGGCCGCTCGGGCTTGAAGACCGGCTCCGAAATAGAGTGAACAGAGGCAAAAGAGCAATATACCGTACACGTACAAGAGCCAGCCTCTGCATATAGGTTTGACTGCCTGCGAACGGCTGTATTTCGTTATATTTTTAATTCGGCACCTATAAGAAACTTTTAATAAAAACGCTAAAAGTCTGAGCGTTTCGCCGGCTCGCGAAACTTACTAAACGCGTTAAAATTATAATCAAGAGAGGTGATTATGTTGACTAACGAGGAATTAGTATTGCGGATTAAAGCCGGCGAGACTTCTTTGATGGACGAGCTTTGGTCGCAAGTTTATAAGTTTGCGTATATGCAGGCTGGTAAGTTTTTCAATGCTTATGCTGACCGCTGCCAGTCTTTCGGTCTTGAACTCGAAGACATTCAGCAAGAGAGCTTTTTTGCAATTTATAAGGCCGTTGAAGGTTTTAAGCCGAAGCAAGGCGTTGTCTTTTTGACTTACGCCGGCTACTGCTTAAAAAAAGCCTTTTTCGATATGACAAAGATGAACTATAAAGGCTGGCAGAAAAACGCGGTCCGTAGCTGCTCTTGCAGCCTTGACGCGCCCATTTCTACTAACGACGGCGAATACAGCCTTGCAGATACGCTCGTAAGCGAAGACGACACCGAGGGCAAAGTCGTTGAAAAGGTTTACGCTGAAAATCTTAGCCGAGACATCGCGGAGGCCGTTGGCGCGCTTCGTACAAGCTGGCAAGACGTGATACACTCCATTTACTTTATCGGCTTGCGACCGGCCGATATTGCACGCGCCGAAGGCTGTGCGCGAACGGTCGTTTCAAAAAAGCACCGCTCGGCTCTTGCATGCCTTGCGCAAAGTCCGGTACTTCAAGCCTATAGAATCTGATTACAGAAGAGCGTAAACGCGCTCTTCTGTTTTGCTTAGTTGCGCAAGCGCAACTGCCTTTTTTATGAGACTTTTTGGGCCTTTCTTATACGCGCGCGTGCGCACGCGCTTTTTTTGCGTTATTTTTTGCTTCAGTTTTTCATGCTTACGAGCCTTAGCCTAAACGATAAAATAAAAAGAGATTTTAAGAAAGAGGTGTAAAACCATGAGAATCAAAGAAATCATTGACGCTCGCAATCTTATGTCGAAACAAGCGAACGAGGCGCGCCTGTCTTGGTGTAAAAAGTACCTTTCGGCAAATGCGCGCCAGAACTACACGGAGAAGTATATTTCCGAAAAGCTGTCCGCCGAACTTGCGGAAATCTCCGAGACAGAACACTCGGCAAATGTAAAGTTCAACAAAGAACTCGTTGCCGAAACCGAGTCGCTTCTCGAGGCGGCTAAGCGCAAAATCGTACCAGCATTTGAAAGACCCGACGACTATGCAATGCAAATTGCAAATGCGTTGACCATGTTGAAAATGTTGCCTCTTAGCGAGGACAACATCGAGCTGATATTCTCGCCTTTTAAGGCAGACTATGAACAGATGCGCGTTTTCGACCATATTGTTAGTACTTTTGACAGTCACGCTTGCGAGATTGAACATAGACAGCCGTATGACTATGAGAAGACATTTGCCGAAACGAGAGAGCGCGCCGAAAAGCTCGCCTATTATGATGAGCTTAGAGGAATCGCCGAGAGGCTTTTCTTATATCCAAAGACAGAGCGCGATGTGATTCGTGCCGGCGCAGACGTATACGTTAAAGAGTACACGGACGGCTACGACGAGATAACCGGTCAAGCGCGTATGCTTGAACTGGCTGAAAGTGAGGTGCTCTAAATGACATTTGCAGGACTTCAAAACGAGGCGCAAAAAATCTATAAGAGAGCCCGGGCAGAGGCTGAGCGCGTCGAGAGTGAAAAGACACATATCAGAGAGGTGTATACACCAAAAATCGCCGCCGAGAATTGCGCTGACGAAGATAGGGTCTTTTTGTCATTCGTAAATGACTGCGCGGATGAATTTGAAAGTAAAGTGCGCGCCTGCTTGGCTGAGTGTCGAGAAAGCCTTGACAAGACCCTTTCGACCGCACCAACGAATGAGCAGCTAAACCTGCTCCATGTTATTTCAATGCGAGGTGAGTCTGTTAGCGAAAACGAGTTTGCACGTCTGTGCTCTCTAATGGCGACGAATTATCAAGCCACAAAGGCCTTGCAGGCTATCGCAAAGAAAAATAATGCACGCATTCATCTGTCTGATAAGTATGACTTTGAAGCACTGACCGCAAGCCTCGAATGGCTTGAAAGCTATCTGTCTGACCGCGTTCGAGATTTGAGGTATTTTTCAGGCCACAAAATTGGCAGTCTCGGAAACGCATTCTTTGTCGAGGGCTGCAGAGACCCGAATTATGAAGAACGCGCAAGCCGCTTCGAATGAGTGACTCTTGCCGGCCTTATATCTCTAAGGCCGGCAAAACTTTTTTATTTTTTGAGACTGACAAACGCGAGAGCATACAAGATAATAAAATCAGAAAGGCAGGTGGCTTGTTATGAGTCTAAAAACGTTGAGAGCCGAAAGAGGCTATACATTGAAAAAGCTGGCCGAGTTAAGCGGCGTTAACTATATGAAAATCCATTACATCGAGCACGGTAAAGTTGATGCTAAAAACATCAGGCTCGAGACCGCTCTAAAACTGGCCAGAGCTCTTAATTGCCGACCGGAAGAGCTTCTTGACGAGGTGAGCAGCCATGCCTGTTTATAAAGACGAGCAAAGAGGTACGTTTTTCTGTAGCTTCTACTATACCGACTGGACCGGCGAGAAGAAGAAAAAGACAAAGCGAGGCTTTAAGCTGAAACGAGACGCGCAGGCCTTTGAGAGGTCTTTTCTTGAGCAGACACAAGGTGAGCCGACAATGTTGTTTTCGGCTCTCATCGAGTTATATCTGGCCGACATCAGGACGAGGCTAAAGCCTTCTACTTTGTACGGTCGAGAGAAGATTATTCAAGATAAGTATTTACCATTTTTCGGTAAACTGCGACTCGACCAAATCACGCCGGCGCATATTAGAAGATGGCAAAATGAGCTTATAGAGCAAGGCTTCAAAGACACGTATCTTCGCTCTTTGAGCACAAGCCTGTCTACAATTTTTAATTTTGCGGTACGGTATTACAATTTGAGAGAGAATCCATGCACAAAGACCGGTCATATCGGTAAAATGAAAGCCGACGAGATGCTTTTCTGGACTCGTCAAGAGTATGCTCAATTTATTAAGCAGATAGAAGAGTACACAATGCAGCACCTCGGTTTTCAACTTCTTTATTGGACTGGCATGCGAATCGGCGAAATGATGGCCTTGACAGTCGGAGATATAGACCTCAGAAATAAAACTCTGTCTATCACGAAATCATATCAGCGAATACAAAAGCAAGACGTTATAACCGAGCCGAAAACTCAAAAGAGTAAGCGCGTCATATTTTTACCGGATTTTCTTTGCGTGGAGCTTGAAGAACATATTGCTCGCATGTATGACGCTAAGCCTACCGACCGTCTCTTGCCTTGCGGTAAAATGCTTTTTCGCTATCATCTTGAACTCGGTGCAGAACGCGCCGGTGTAAAAAGAATACGTCTGCATGATTTTCGGCACTCGCACGCCAGCCTTCTTATAGAGCTCGGTTTTTCGCCTCTGCTTATCGCTGAGAGGCTTGGTCACGAGAATATAGAAAGAACGCTTAACACGTACTCGCACCTCTATCCGAATAAGCAAGCCGAGTTGATTGAAAAACTCGAAAAACTTGATATATAGCACCGTACCAGCGTCACAAAACAGATTAAAGCAGCCTAAAAGGCTTATATATTAAGGCTTTCGGGCCATTCTACCACCGTTACGCTCATATAGAGCTGAGCCATAGCGTTCACGACGTTCAGGTCCTTCACAGTGCAAAGGACAGCCTTCTTCGTGTCGCCCTGCTCCACGGTTACGCTGTCGGGGTCGAAGTCCTCAATAGCGCGAATAGACTCGAGGTCCTGATGGAGCTTGCAAATATCGTTCCAGAGAGCAATTCTGCCCGCCGCATCGTTCGGCACGGTGCCGAGGTAGCGCGTGTTGAAGAGGACCGCCGTATCGTTCGCAATCTGGTCGCAGACGCGGATAGTCTGATTCGACTTGAAGACGTCGCCCTTCGTGTCGGAGACAGTAATCAGGGAATCAATGTCCTCGAGAATGCGAACGTCGCCGTTGACGTTGTGGAACATCAAGCGGCCAGCCTTAATTGCTGCCTCGAGCTCGGCCTGCGTTCTGTCCACGTCGACGGTGAGCTCGCCGTCATACTTCTTGTTCGTGTTGGACTTGTTCACGGCACAGCCTGCAGACGCGCCGGTCATCCAGTACACGAGACCATACTGGCCGAGGCCGGAAATGCCAGAGTCATAGTCCGTCACCTTGCTGCCGATTTCGATAACGCCCTCATAGTCCGCGAGCTTCTCGTTGGAATCGAGGTTGAAAATAACGGTCTGGAACTTCGCGCCGACCTCGTCGCGGAGGCGCTTTGTGTAGTTGATATACAGCTTGATAGTGGTCGAGTCGTCGGACGGGCAGCCGAGAGTATTGAAGCTGTAGCTTTCAAACTTATCGAGCGCCGCCTGATGAGCCGCAGCATTTGCCGTGCCGTTCGTACCACCGGTGAGCGGGGTCTTTACGGTCGCGGCGAGAGTCGCAGTAGTCTTCCACGCTACGAAGTCGTTATCCTTGAGCGCAGTTGCCGCAGCCACGGTCTGCGTATCGAGGAGAGTCGTATCGTAGTAGAGGCTGACGTCGAAGAGACTGGAGTTATCAGCGTTCGCCGCAATAACCACATAGAGCTTGTTGCCGGCAATGCCGGAACACTTCGCCGTGCAGTAAGCGCAAGCGGCCTTAACGCCTCCGCCGTTCAGGCGATAGGCGTAGAGGGTCTGCGTATACTGGAAGAGCTCGCGCAGAGGCAGCAAAGCGTCGTCAGTGTACGCATGACCGAAAATCTTGAGGCTGTTCTTCTGGAAGTCGCCGCTCGTCACGGTAAAGACCGTGCTGTCAGGACCCCAGTCCAGCATAAGAGGCATGGCCGCGTAACCTCTGTCAGAGAGAGTAGCGGACGCCTTAGCCACGCTGGAAAAGTTGATATACGTGCCGGGGAGTACCTTGTTCTGTACTGCCCAGATTCCACCGCCAAGGGCCATATTATTTCACCTTGCCTTTCATAAAGTTTTCAATAGCGGTATCAACCTCTTCGAGGGTGTACCACTTACCGTCCTCCAAAAGCGCGCCCAGAAGGTCACGGCGCTTAGCGTAGCGCTGAGACCTCAAAAGCTGCTCTTTGGAGTGAGTAGGAGCGGCGGGCTTTGCCGCCGCAGTAGCTTTCGCCATATCAGTTTCCTCCTTGTTCAATTTTAAGAGCTCCCATCTTGACCTCCTCAGCCGTCTTATATGTGAAGTGGTTATAGGAGACAAGGAAGTGAAGCACTCCGTCCGTCACCTGAAAACTCATATCCGTACCGCGCAGCTTATCGCCGCCGGGCAGGTCAATCACTTCAAGCACTTCGGTGAGGGTATCTGCCACGCCGTAGCAATCCTCGCGCCCGGCTTTCGGAAAGTAGAGAACATCGAAACGAGGAAGACGTTTCTTGCGCTGGGCCGGGTAGTCCGCGACCTCAGCGTTAACCAAAAGCACAATAAAAGCAGGTTGCCGAAGCCCCTGCTTTACTGCGTTTGATTCGATATGACTACCGGGAAAAGCGGACCGCAAGGCCAGCGTGATTCCGTCTAAAATAATGTTTGTACTAATTTCCGCCATTGCAGACCTCCTTCAGCTTTCGGAGCACCATCTTCTCAAGCACAGACGGGGCGATTCGTTTCAGCTTTTCCTCGGAGATAGTCAGCATGTACCGGCCCTCGACCCAGCCGCCGCTTACGGTACGGTGACCGAACTCGACATACGAGGCGTACTCGACCGGATTTATGATTTCGACCATATACGTATTCCCGGACTTTGTGACGGTTAGGGACTGCGCATACTCACGCCCGGCTTTACCGTTCTTAGCACCCCAGCCTCGGCGGAGAGTACCGCCTTTCTTACCCGAGCCTTTCAGGTATTTGCCGACCGGGGTAGCCGGAATAACGAGAGCCAAAAGCCTTGCGGCAAGCTCTTTGCTGCAAGCCACACAGAGGCCGTCTATCTCAGAGTCGCTCAGCTTTTCAAAGCCTTTCGCGAACTCCCTGAACTGAGAGAAGTCGCAGCGTCCCCAGCGGGACATTAAGCGTACTCCTTGAACGGGACGAGCGGTATCTCCTGATGACAGCTATAGACCGCAGGCTCGCCGGACCTCGCATAAGCGGTAGTCCGGCCTTCCTGCGTTACGACTATCTTAGAGCCCGCCGGGATTTCTACGGTCTTCGAGACGAAGAGCTTGACAGACTGCTGAATCAGCGGCGCGCTGTCCTGCTCGGTCGTGCTTGAGATACTTGAGAAGGACAAACGGCAGGGCTCCTCGTGGAGTTTCTGGACCTCCGTGGGCTCGTCCCGGCCGTTTGCCTTATTTACCGCTGTCTCGAGGACATAAACGTCGCAGAGGCCGTCCCAGAGCCTCCGTAGAGCGTTCTGATAGCTTTTCACCATACCAACCTCCTAAACGCTGCGATAAGCTCTGCGTCGGGGTTTACCATCTTCGCGAGCATTGCGTCGAACTGGTCCTCGAAAGAGCCGGTATCTGCAATCGCGAAGGTGACGGAGGTGTCGCCCTCAGAAATGCTCTTAGCCGGCGCGTCGAAGTCGTAGACCCCAGAGAGAGCGCCGGAAGCCTTCTTGTCTGTGAGGAACATGCCCGCAGCCATATCCGCCCAGACATAGAAAAGACCCTCCGGCACTTCGAGCTGATTCGTTCGCGCCTTTAGGGTCGTCTCGGCTTTCTTAATGTTGTAATCAAGCACCGCGCTGTCGGTCTCGGTCACGGTATAGCCGAGAGCCGACAGTCGGGCGGTTACTGCCGCGAGTATCTCCATGCTGTTCCTCCTTAGGCGATTTCGTACCAGCCCTTAGTCTTCGGATTGTCGCCTTCGCCGGGAGTAACCGCAACATAGCCGTTGCCGACCTTCGCATAGTAGGTCTTAGAGGCAGAAGCAGTCGTGTCAGTGGAGACTGTCGCGGTGCCCTTGAAAATCTTGACGTCCTTCGTCTCGTCGGTGAGGGCAGCCAGATAGTACTTACGGGAGTAAATGCTGTTCTCACGGGTGTTCGGGTCGCGCTCCTGCTCAACCTCAGTACCCTTCTTATTGAAGAGGGTAACCGCTTCCTTCGTCGCCATGTAGACGGAGCCGCTGACGGCGTCCTTCTTCGTATAGATGTTCACGCCGGCGACAGTGCCGATATAGCCGTTCTTCGCAAAAGCCTCAACATACTGCAGAGTGTCCTTGAGTTCCTTACGGAGCTCAGCCACATCCGCAGGAGAAACAAAGGCGAAGATAGTCACGCCCTCAAGGTCCTCGAGAGCGAGAACGGACTGAGCGTCGGCAAAAGCGTCGAAGTTCAGCTTAGTCACAACGACAACCTGAGTCGCCTTTGCGAACTCGCCGTAAATATCGGCGTTGACAGTGTTGAACATGTCGGTACCCATGTGCTTAGTGCCGACAGGGACGAGCTGCGGGTCGGTCATAGCCTGCTCATCGTAGTACTTGAATCTGTTCTGAGCAAGCTGAATGCGGTACTCGCGAGGAGTGAAGCCGACCTCAATGCTCTTAGAGTTGCCCGCACCCATAGCCAGCTTCTCAGTGCCGTCAGTAGCCTTGTAGACGTTAATCTTACGAAGCATGCCGGCCGTGCCCTCAAGGGCGTTGTCCACAGTGCAGAAGGTCTGCAAGTCGAGATGGGACTTGTACTGGTCCTCAATCTCATTGGACAGATAAAAATTGTCGTAAACGGTATTAGCCATTATTTCGTTCCTCCATCATAAAGTTTTTTGTACTCTTCAGGGTGTTTCTGAGAGAAGTTAAATCTCTCAGTGGGAGAGAGCTTTCTGAAGTTTTCCAGCGTCAACTTGCCGTCAGGCGCCGAGTCTCCGCTCTCACCGGGCTTAAAGCCCTCAAAATTGTTCTGCTCTTTGGTCTCGAACATAAAACCGCTGTCGGGCGCGGCAGCCAGCTTCTTAATCTGGTCAGCCAGACCCTTGACGGCACCGTCCGCGTCGAGCTCAGCCTTATCAAGGTCGAGCAGCGCCTTCACGGCCTTTACGTTCTTCGCTTTGGCAGCAGACAGAGCCAGCTCAACGGCGGTATCGATTTTGAGGCGCTTGATTTCCGCCTCATGGGCCTTCGTCGCTGCGGTGTTCTCAGTCTGGAGA